AACTTGCCGCACTACCTGATGCATTGTAAGTACCAGGAAACGCCTTATTGGTAATTTGTGGTGATGAATTTAAATTAACATTTTCATCCAATGGTAATCTCAATACAAAGTTTTCATATGATGAACTTATACTATTACCATTATAACTCTTTGGTGCTCTAACATGATTATCAAATACACTTTGACTTAATGGTTCACTCCATAATCTAAACTCCATCATGGAACCACTATATTGTGTTCCCCAATTACTACCATTACCACCGAGGTATAATAGTTCACTTGATGTAAATGCTGCATTAACTGCATTACCTGCAGCTGCAATACCTGTGGTTAAACTTTCACTTGTTTCAAATTTTATTTTTTCTTGACTACCATCATATTGTTTTGCAACTAATTCATATTTAACATTCTGTAAAATATCATCACTCGGTAATACACTACCATCACTTGCACTTACTCTTGATAACATTACACTCCACATCTCATCATTATAAAATGGTTGTAGTGATGATGTAATATATTGTACTCCTGTAGAAGCACTAACTGCAAATCTTAAATATCCATAATTGTCTGTGGAACCATTATCTTGTAATTGGATAGCCCATTTGGCTCCTTTTTGTACCACAACCATATCTTGAGACTTAGGTGTTCTAAATCTAAATTCTACCGTATCAGGAACTCTACTCGTTGCAGTATCTGTTAACCAATTGGATGTAATGTATTGTGAAGAATGGAAATCTAATGCATAGGTAAACTTCCTCTTTACTTCATAACTTACTCGTGTTCCTTTATCAGGCCCTCCATATTCTCTTACTCGTAATATTGAACTTGGTATACCATAACAATTTAATAATCCTTTTAATGCTCTTATAGTTCCTTTTGATTTTAAGAAAAATGGTAAACTACCTAATATTCTTTTCCATATCTCTTCAGTAACTGCCTCTTGTGATGATTCATATTTAGTACTACCATCTGCATTTTTACCTAATAGATATTCTGGTAATATTAATAAATCATTCCCATTAACTAATTCTAAACCAAGAGACTTCGCATAATATGATGCAATATCTTTTGATATACCCTCTGATACATTTTCTACTTTTTGATTTACATCAGTAAAGTGTTTTGTATAAGTCCACACTTCATCAAATTGTTGTCCTACCATATCAACAAATTCTATAAAAACATTATTCTCGGTATCACTTGTTACATGCTTTGGAATATTATTACTTAAAGTATCTCTATTCATTCTATCATAAAGAGAAGCACTTTCATACATTGTATCGTACCAAGTAGTTGATGAAGTAGTGTGAGTTAATCTATAAGGTTTAGATGTTGTTTCTTTTGGCCATGATGTATCATGGAATTGTCCCTCTGATGAACTTACATAAGATGAACTTTCAAAATATAAATAATGTTCATATGGATCAAAAGAATTTATTACTCGTGTTCTTTTAGATTCATTTGTCTGTATTGTCGATAATGAACTTGTCACATTTAGTAAAGATTGACTTGTTGCACTATAACCCTCAATTAATTCTAATTTTCTTTTAAAGTTTCTTAATCTTGCCTTTGCAGAACTGAAGTTAACAAAGTTTCCAAATCCTACATCATTATATTCTTCCAAGTCTGTTGTTCTTTTTTGGTAATCAATATTCACTTGAACATTCAATAAACTACCAGAAACCAATTCTCTTTCTATATCTTCATTGACTTGTTTATCATCACCTAATAATTGATTATGTGTTTTAAAATCAGTTCCCTTAAAATTAATTGGATTATCTACTGAATTTAAATTTGGTAATTCTAAAAATAATGCGACAGGGTCTTCGTCAACAAAAGGTACAACTGCAATTGTATCTTCATAATCTTCTAATCTTTTTTCTACAAAATAGACTTTATCTAATTCATCAACCGTATCTTTTAGTGGTTGTTTTAATTTAAGAACTTTCTTTGTTTCTCGTTCTTCAACACTTTTACAAAAATTATCATTTTGATTTATAATCAAATAATAATCATCATTAATAACCATATAAGTTTTAAATCTATATAAATTTGTTTTTAAATATTGGACATACCATTGCAAGTGTTCTAGCTTACTATCATCACCCCCATCGTGTCCAGTCTCGTTTACACCATCATTATAGGACTTATTTACGCGAATACGGTTATTATCTAATACTTCAACAATAGTTGCCTTATAATCAAGAAATACGGTTGGAAGTGTTACAACAATAGTTTTAATTAATTCTTTCTTTTCTTGTTGTGGTAAATCATCCCAAGTTTCATCAGTTTCATCAAGGTTTTTTCCTATCTTTGCCTGATAGATTAAATCATCGATAAGTTCATCGTTTGTTCTTGTTGAAGTATCTTCAGGTTCTACGATTTCTTCATTTGCAATTGGTGGGGGACTATAACTTTGACCACCTCCGGCAGTACCACCACCTGATTGTTCTCCACTATCGTCATATGCTTCTCTTGCCATGTTAAATTTTGTATCTCTCCACATTTCAAAGTGACTTAGAGATTTCCATTTACCATCTGTTGCTGCAACTACATTGTTTGCATAAATTGTATGATGTCTTTCAAGTACTAAGTTATAAACTACAAGTGGTTTTGACATAAATGGTTTTCCAATTTCATCTGCCTTATACCATCTTCCTTTATGTTTTATTGGATGGCCATCTGTAGTAACCAATGAACCAAATTTAGATAATCTACCACCATACCCCTTATCTGTTTTTAATACCTTTTTAATTCTTGCAGTACCTTGTGTAGTTCTAACTTTCATTCCTATTCGTAAAGATTTAATTGGAACTTGTCTACCATTACTTAATTTTATTCTTGTACTACCTACAAAACAAACACTATCGAAGTCATCACGATAATTATCTTGTTGTTCAATATATTCTTCTTCTTTTTTATTATACTCTTCCATATCAGGAATAGGTTCTTTTTCCGCATATTTCTGAGCTGGTGGATCTTTTTCATCAAAAGGTTGTTTAGGTAGTGGTGGTCTTTGATTGGTAGTTTCTACATCTCTTTCCACAAATTCTTTAATAATTTTTTCTTCAGTTGGTGTTACTTGATAAAGACTTGGTATAACTATTTCACCACCAACCATATTTTGTGTAAATCCTCTGTCTCGTGGATTGATTGGAAATTCTAATATGTATGGATCATTTTCATCAAACTTTACTTTACCAAATTGTCCCGCACCTTTTAATGATTGGTACTTTATATATTTCCCCATCTCTGTAAAATTTTTGAAGTATGTTTTATTCTTAAAGTCTTGTGTTGAAACTATAACCTCTGTTCTATCATCTGAAATCTTATCAATAAAATATTTTAAATTTCTTGGATATAGTTCGTCTACTTGGTTATTATCTTTTGCTTGAGTTCCTGTACTTGATTTATCTATAGTTCTAAAATATCTTGTTTCACCATTAATAACTTTTACTTGAACTTTACCAACATAGATAGCACCCTCACCATTAACAAATACTTCACCCTCTTTACCTGCCAATTTTCTTAAAAATTTATATGTTATTTTATAAGTACCTTTACTATAACCTAAATCTCTTAGTTGTTGTCCTATATTTAAATCAACATAATTTTCAGTAATGTTACCTACTTCACCATTTCCAAAAGCTTCACTCTCTATTAATTCACCATCTAAATCATAAATATGGAGCATGATGTAATCTTTAGAATCTCTACCGAAACTACTATATACATTCTTTTCCTTAAAAAAGAATTCTTTTTCTTTTTTTGTGAATCCTATATTGGCCATTATTTTTTGTAAACCTCATCATAGTTACTACGGATGAATTCAGAAAATCCACCATTGACTTTTAAATCTTTTAAATCTTTAAATTTATTACTATTGAAAAACTTTTGTGTATTTTGTAACCTTACATATTCAAATGTTCTTTCGTCTGCCATACCAGGATTATCAGGATCCTCAAATGACACTAAGTGTCCATTTTCATTTCTTAATTCTGTATTTGCATCAATAGAACCAGATATAGATGCCTTATTAAGTAAGTCATCAATAATCTCTGTTTGTTCTATTCTTTCTGCATCAATTATTTTATTGTAATGTGATGATTTTTTCTTTGCCTCACCAAGTGTATATGGCATTTCCTATCCCCCAACATTTCGGACTACTCTAAATGACCAGTCTTCATCTTCATAATAATTTGTTAATTCGTTTGTAGTTCCACTACCACTTACAACTTTAAATACGAATCTATAAAACCTTTCTGCTTGTAATCCATTCATATTAAAGTCAAAGTAATTACCAGTTGAATCACAACCAACTTTAGAACCTGTACCAAATGGTACAATTACTTCTTCTGTATCTGCATCTCTAACTGAATAGAAAGTAGATGCACTTGGTAAATAATTTACGGTTAATTCTTCAGGTGTTGTATTAAATGCTCTTTGTACATATCTTTGTCTACCATAGACTCTAAACCTTGATACTGATTTTTCATTATATTTAGAACGAATACCTCTCATATAAATTAAACTATCTTCAAGTGAAGAACCTGTCAATGGTGTTAAACTACCAGTTTGCCATTTTGAATCGTCCCATACTACTTCTAATTTAGGTGGGTAGATTGTATGTGTTTCTCTTGAGAAATATTTTAAGTACCCTAATCTTTTTGGGCCACCCTCATCTGAATTTACATCACCACTAAAATTAAATGTTGATGGGTGGGAACCTGATGCTTCTCGTTTAACAATAAATCCATTATTTGGATAAACTGAACTTGAATGAATTTGATTATTAACTAAATCAGTTACATCAAATCTTAAATCTTTTTTATCAAATGAAATATCGTATGAAGCACTAATATTGTATTGTCCATTTGATCCAGTAAACCATGATCCACCATCTGTTAATATTGAACCAGTTACCCATGCAGATGATGCAGAGTTTTCAGTATCTCGGTATTTCCAACTTGCTCCATCTTCTGTTACTGGATTATGATCAAGTTTACCTGTTCCTGCTTTCCAACTACCACTTATCATATAACACCATAATTTTTGTTCTGCCTCAACTTCTAACGAAGTTGCATCATATAAATTTAAATAAAATTTTGCAGTTGATGGTATCTTACCATTTTGTATAGATTCTGAAATATATGTATTATCAAAATCAATTAATATTCTTGAAGAATTTACAAGAGTACCATCACTATTAACTTCTTTTTTTAATTCTAATATTTCATCAAATCCTGTATTAATTGATGCAGTGACTCCACCAGAATAAAGTGTTGTATCTCGTTTTCCAAATTCAAAATAATGCATTAAAAGTCTCCTACTACTCTACCCTCAATATCGGTATCAGGGTACTTCAACTCAAAGATACTTGGGTCTAATGATGGATAAATAACACCATCTTTAACTGCTGATTGTAAATCATAAATGTTACCACTATATCCATCAGTTATACTATGTTTATTTTCTATTACAACAATTTGTTTTGATTCATTATTATCAGTTGGTGGAACAACACTTGCCACACCATCTGTTAATGATAGTACATATGCAATATCACTCAACACAATTGGTTGATTGATTTGCCACTTTTTAATATCGAAATGTTTTTTAACATTTTGTATTGCTCTAAACAATACATCATTTTTATTAAAATTTCTTCTTGTGATTATTGAGAATCGTATATTAATATTAATTGTATATGCATCTTTTAGATTAATACCATCTGTTACCATTCTATATTGTGATAGGTAAGTTTTTAAATTTTGTTTTACTGCTCTATTTAAAGAACAAAGTTTTCCAGAATCATCGTATCCAAGTGTGTATAAATTTAATGCTAATGGATTTGGTATTATACTAACATTTTTTTGTTTTTTAATTTTACCATTCTTGATAACGGTTTGAGTATTTTGTTCTAATTGTTCATCTTGTACTAAATGACATTTTGCAATGTTACCATACTTTTGTGGTAATGAATAAACTCTTGAAATGTAATCTCTTTGTGTAACTGCTCTTCCTTGTGCATTGAAATATGCAGATGCATTTTGTCTAATTTCTTCTATAGTCTCTTCTGAAGAACCACCTGTTGCTGAAGACTCGTTTGTAATTGTTAAACTCTTCTCGGCATCTCCAACTAAAGTAGTATCTAATCCCTCTGAATTTATTGTGAATGTTAAATCACTTCCATTTGTAATTGAATTACTTCTAACATTATGTTCAACACTACCACCATAATTATATTTTATAGTTAGTGTAGTATTTTGTGGTGCCAATCCAAATGTTCTTGTGTTTAAAAAATTACTTGGGTCAAAGGTTGAATCTAATTTCGTAAGTCCTGTTGAAAGTGATGAACCAACATTATCTGGATTAGGTACAATCTCCTCATCTGCATTTCCACTAACACCACTACCAAATCTTACTTCTGTTTTGTTATCAACACCACGAACATAAGTTGTAAATCGTCTTGGTGTTTTAATTAACTTTAATAAGTAAGGTGTGTCATTTGAGAATTCTGCTAAATCAGGATCATTAAGACTTACATTTTCTTCATCTTCATATACGGTATCTTGAGCTAAATAAGGAACATTATACCATTTATTTCCATCACTATCTGTTATAGAAATAATCTCTGTTACATCCTCATTACTTAAAATTACTTTATCAAATTTCTTTGCACTATTAAATGTAAAGGTTTCAGATTCTCTTGTTCCTGATTTACACAATGCATACTTAGTCAATTTAAATGTTTCTGGATCAGTACCACTTGCTGGTGTAACCATTTCAATTAACATAGGATCAAGTGAACTCGATACTTTAAAGTTAACTGAATCTGATATTGTAAATTGTACTCCACTATTCGAAGTAACAATACTATCACCACTAACTATTCCTGCATAAGATAAATTAGGTGAATAAGTTTCATTGTCTGAATTAAGTACTGCAGGTACTTCCATTGTTAAGGTTAGTTTTGTATGTGCAGGTGATGAAAGACTTGGTTTATATCCCATTGACTGAGCAATATCAAATATATTCTTTCGTTCTTCTGCCTGTAAAATTAATGTTTCTCTGAATTGATTATCTACATAGTAATTCAATACATCACCAACATAAGAGGCCATTTCAATAAACATCATACCAGGATCTGTTTCATTGAAATCGTTAAATGTATTTGGGAAATATGATTTTGCAAACTCAATAAGATTTTGTCTTATATCATTAAAATCTCTACCAAGATAGTTTACTTCTTTTTGTATAATTTTTTTATTTGTGCCGTAGTCTGGATTTGCTTGTGGCATATCTTAATCTCCAAGTGCAAAATTAAATGTTATTTGATCTAACTGATCAGGTTCAGTTGTTATTGAGAATTCAAGTTGTACTTGAACTTCATTTGGATTCGCATCACTCTGTACTACAAATATATTATTAATAAGTACATATGGTAACCATTGTTCAATTGCCTCTGTTATTGTTTGTTCAATCTTTTCATCTAAATTATCTGTTATTTGTTCGAATAATAAATCTTGTAAATCGGAACCAAATGTTGGTTGCATAACTCGTTCACCTTTAGATGTTAATAAAAGATTTCTTAGATTAGACTTAACTTGTTCATTTAGTTTTTTTGTTTGTCTAAAAAATCCTTGATTACTATATCCAAGGGGAAAAGATAACCCAACATATGCATCTGGATTATTGTCTATTTCGGTTACACTATCTGCCATTTCTTATTCCTATTTACCTTTCATTTTATCATGTTTCATTAAATCACTATAATCACGAGTCAATGCATTTACTAAACTTTCTGGTACTTGTTCTGATGATACACCAGCTTCTTTCATTGTTTGTACTGCAGCAACTTTTCTTTGTGTCTCTGAATCGCCACCTCGTAACCCCATATCTCCATAACCCAACATATCTACCATGTTTGTACTATCAAGTGTAGAACCACCCATTGTTGGATATTCTTCCATACCCTCTTTTGGTGAGTTTGCAGTTTCATTTAGAATATCATTTAAAGATTTATTATCTGTGTAATGTTTCTTTTTATATTCTTTTTTAACTGGTTGTTTTTCCGTAATTGGTTTTGAAGTAACTTTAGATTTTTTCTGTTCAGTAATAAATATCTTCTTCACTTCTTTTTGTACTTCTTTACGAACTACTTCTGTTATTATTTTCATTAGTGCCTGTTTAGTCATTTTTAACTCCTATTATTGTAACTTTAAATTTTTTTTATGGTACATTGTATCC